ATTGCTCTACGGTCGGCAGGAGACAATTGCATGAATGGTACAAAAGAAGCTGAACCAAGGATGACTACTTGCGTGAAAGACTTATAATTTAATTTGAGAATAAATTTCTCTAAGTGTTCTTGATAATCTTTTGCTTTAGCATCCTGGTCAACCAATTTATCATTACAATATACTTCAAAAGTATTGGGTTTAATACCACGAATTACCTTGTATTGTTTTTTTCCAATAGCAAATTCAATCTCAATTACAGCATCTTTACTGTTAATTGAATTTACAAGTTGTGGTTTGTTAATTTTACGAAATGGTTTACCAAAGAGACCAAAACACAAGGCGTCCAGAATAGTGGACTTACCCGCACCATTGTTACCAATGATTAATGTGTTTGGTGACCTTTGTAAATTAATTTCTGTAAATACATTGCCGGTACTTAAAAAATTCTTCCAACGGACTTTTTGAAATATAATCATGCCTGTTCTAAGTTCAATGCCTCAATGTAAAGTTCTTTGAGAACCGATTTGAGTTTATCATTATCAATATGTTCTTCTTTGATACCATCAACAAATTTATTAATGATTGATACAGTATCTTCTGCTTGATTAACTATATCATCATCTAGACCTTCTGTCAAGTCTATTATGTCTTCAGCAATGGTAATATCGACAGGATTGACATTATAAAGGTTTGCCATAAACCTGTCAAACAGATAGGGATTGGTTTTATTCAACACCACAACCTTCACATAGGTACCGGTAAACTTACTGAGGTCTTTACCAGTAATCTCACTTATGGTATTTTCTTTATCATCATAATATACTTTATGAAACATCACATTCGTATTAGGTATAAATTCTAATTCTTGTGTGTTCAAATCAAATAGATGAAATCCTCTTTGGTCATCATAATCTTGCCATGTCAATTCATATGGATTACCCAAATAGTAAATGTTGTCTGAATGACTACGGTGATGGTAATGACCAGAAAAGACCTTATCAAATTTATTAAATGTATTACGGTCAAATCCTTCATAATTTGGTATACCACGATTCATGGAAAACCCAGCAATCTCTAAATGACCCATACAGAGTGTGGCTGATGTATTCTTTAATTCATCCATAGACTGTTCATAATTCTCGGCACAAATCCATGGTAACATACACACATCATGTTTCACTTCACCATAATTTAAATGTATTGTTTGTGGAGAATCAATGATATTAATATTCTCATATTCACCCAATAACAAATTTACTGAATTAACATCATTAGTATTTTTAAAGTAAGTATCATGGTTACCAGCCAACATATGGACTTCAATATTCATTTCTGCCAAAGTATTAAAGAACATTTCTTTGGTACGTTTCAACGTAAAGAAGTTAACATACTTTCTACGGTCAAAAGTATCGCCAAGAATTAATAGTGTTTTAATTTCTTCCTTTTTTAAGGTAGGAAAGAATATCTCTTTATAAAACTTCTCGTAATAATCTAAGAAATGTGTTGAATCATTCCTAGCTCCGAAATGCTGGTCAGTAATTATTGCTACTTTCATGTCCTATTGTCTTTTTTTACAACATCTTTATTAATGTGTTGTATCTGTATTACTAAATTTTTTTGTTCATTAGCAAAGTTGGTTGCTTCTAATAAGGTATTAAAATGTTTGGTATCTAAACCATACCCATCGTCTTTTATATAATAAACTCTGTACATTATATCACTCTCCTAAGAACTTTTCAATACCCTTAGGCTTCTTTACCTCTTTCTTTGCCTTTTTAGCATCTTCATAGTTTTCAATGAACTCTGAAATGTTCTCATAAAGTTCGAATTGCCGTGTGGTGCCATCTTCAAACTCTAACATTTCAAACTCATCTAATATACCCATCTGTTCTGTGGCTTTATACTTCACATATAGTTGTTTCTTTTCTTTTTGTATTCTACGTAGAAAGGCATAGTAAATGATTTGAGTAAAGTAGGCAAATGGATTCTTTGATTTGGTAGGATCAAAGTTATCAAAGTACATTAGACAGTTCTCAATACCATCGGACATCATCTCATCACGATAGGTATAGTTGATAAAGTTTGGCTTATGTGATAGGCCTTCGGCAATCTTCATAAAGCACTCACCAATGTAGTTTGGAATGGGTGGGTCTGGAAGTTTATCCGTCTTACACCTCTTCTGTTCTGCCTTATAATCCATAAGAGCTTGAAGAAAGTCTGGATTGTTAATATAGTGTTTTTGTTTTTTAATCGTTGTTGTCATGTTTACCACATAATGTTATTGACATTCGCTTGACAAGTGTGTACAGTCGAGTATGTCCTGCTTTGAAAGTGTTAATGTAAAGTATCTCCATTACCAGGAAGATCCTCAAATTCATTAATCATTTGAGTAATTTCCTCCTCGGACATTTTAGTTACTTCGTTCTTTGCCTTAATGAGTCCTTTGATTCTAGATACCGTATTGATATAATACTCACAGAACTCCTCATCTGGTTCCAAAATAGAAAGAACATCTTTAGTGAATATTTCCACAGAGTTTCTTTTTACTAGTTGGACAGGCAACCAATGATTCATAATTAAACCTGTATCTCTACTACGATAATCAATTTGGAATTCCATGGGTTCTTCCAATGTAATTCTATCCAAACTAGTTGCTGATACGTTAGCAATCAAGTCTGTACCATTTTGTAGTTTAATAATTTGTGTTTTATACTCAAGCATTTTTTAATCCTATTTTGTATATTTTAAAAGGGAACTGCTCATCATTATATATCTTTGTTCGTTCCACAAAATGTTTTAGTGTATAATTCATATGTTTCTTGTATCTCAAATCATCTGCTATGTCATAAAGCGTTGCCATATCTTTGCCTTCATTTTGTCGTAAGCCTCTTCCAATCGACTGCAAAGTTCGTATTGTTGATTTAGTCGGCATTGCAAATATAATGTTATGCAAATTCCTAATGTTAATTCCAGTAGAAAAAGTCCCAAAACTAGCCACAACAATAGCATCATTCTCAATCTCCATAATTTTACGAATGTTTTCTCTGTCTGTGGTTTCAGTACCACCATATACAAAGAATACTTTTCTATCACCAATCTTCTCAGTGTTTCTAATCATATCATACAGTATTCTACCGTGTTTGTCAACCATTTGAAATAATACTAATGTATTTTTACCTAAGGAAACTGCAAGATTCTTAATGAATTTATTTCTAGTTTCATGTGAAATCAAGTAATCTATTTCTTCTTGGTAAGTCTTATCTTTGGCATACAAACATTCTTCATCTGAGTGTTTGAGTACCAGACATTTGATTTCGAAATTAGATAATTGGTTGTTATCAATTAATTCTTTTGTTGTCGTTACTTTTTTAACAGGACCAAAAAGACCTTCTAACACCAACTTATGAGTTTTGGTACCATCAAGTGTACCTGTTAGACCAATACGATATTTGGCATTGATACAAGATGTAAGTATTGTAGTAAGTGATTGTGCTTTGAATAGGTGTGCTTCGTCACCTATGATATAATCAAATTGTTCAAAGTATTCTTTAGGCAACTTGTACAAAGATTGCCATGTAGAAATTGTAAGTGGTCGGCTTGACACCTTATCTTTTCCTTGATATATTCTATGCACCAAAGATTCAACAGAATCATTGTTATAATCAGCAAAGTCTGAATACAACTGTTCAACCAAAGATGTAGTTGGTACAATAACTAAACCTTTTAGATTTTGATATTTGTGTAATTGTTGGAAAATTAAATATATGATGAGTGATTTACCAGATGCGGTAGGAGATAATAACATTGCTCTACGTCTTTGCATGGCATGAACAAACGCAGAAATCTGATGTTCTCTTACCTCAATAGGTTCACCACGTGCGTGTATGTTTAATTCTTCAATAAATTTTTTGGCGTGGTATAAAGAGAATTCGTCTTCAACAAAGTCGTGTGACCATGTATAATCTCTTTCTTCACAAAACTGTTCTATGTATGGAAGTAATCCAATGTATATTCGATTCTGCCTTAAATCAAACAAACGGATTTTACCGTCCCAGATTTTGTTTCTATAGGCAGGAACAAATTGAAAACCTGGAACAAAGAATGTAAAAAATTCTGATATCTCTTTGGCTATGTGGTTTTCACATTCAACCTTTAAGTATACCTCATTTACTTTTGTTATTACTACGTGTTCTTTATTGTCCACCGATGAATTTTTCCCATGATATAAAATCACGGAGTTGCCACGTTCTCTGTTTCAATTCATTCATAATTGATTCTATAACAGATACCGTTTCTTCGTGATATACTTTCTTCTCCAATAACTTGATTAAATCAGCATCGGCTTCCAAATAAGTATTTATGTCTGACTTTAAAGTGAACTGGAAGGGTTCCCATCCATATTCAGATAGTTCTTCCCTTGACATTTTACCTGTATAGTATTCCCATTTGACTTTACGCATACGTAAATAATCAAAGTGTGCCTTCTTTGAGGCAATCTTATGCTTAGTGAGAATAGCGAGGTATTTGTTGTGTAGTGTGGGAATCTTTAACAGTTCTTTTCCAGGTTCTGTCTGGTCAATAACTGTATCACGTTCCCAATTCTTCAATACTAATTCTAGGTTTTCCATAATATAAAAGGTAACAGTAAAATTACATTATAACATAACTAATGTTATCGTGTCAAGCCAATGTTAGATAGATTCAATGTTGTGATAATCAAATACAAAAGTGGCAGTGGCATATACAATATCATCAGCAGTCATTTTGGTATCGAATTGAATATCCGATAATGATATTGGAAAGACATTAATAAACTTCACCCTTAGTACAGGATTGTTAAGATTGTTTAGTACTGTAAGTGTAGCATCAGAGTAACCTTTAGGTCCGTTTCCTGACTTATACTGGTTCTGAGCGTCACTCAATCTTTTACGTTCTCCAAAACTCTCTGGAGATGCGATGGAACGAAACCAATTGTGTATTTGTTGCCAGCTATCTAACGCTTCGTCAACCGCAAAATCTATATTTAATTGGTTGTATGTAATCTTATTACCTGGTGCATATATGTCCAACATAGGAGTATTGATTGGGGCCTGTCCTATACTAACCCCTGGTATGTTTACTGACTGGCAAAAGTATTGCGTGGAACCAATCCTATCAAACGTGAGTAGGTATTTGGTTGCCTGTAAGTAATTTGGGTTTTGTGGTATTCTGGTAATTGCTGTCATATGATTATTTAGGTCATAAAAAAACCGCCGAAGCGGTTTTGTTTACTTTTGAATCATCCAACAACCTTCATTGACATGGTGTTCTGGATCATCTCTTAAAGAAATAATTGAGTTTTTATCGATACCCATTTCATCACAGAATTGATATATTCCGTTTCTCACGGTGTTTACACCACGGTCATCAGTAAACCAATCATGGCCTGAAAATATACCACCTTGTTTAACTTTAGGCCAGTAGTTCATACAGTCCTGGTAAACAGATTTATGTGAATGATTTGCATCAATAAAAATCCAATCTAATGAATCATTTTCAATAAATTGGTGTCCTATTTCTGAAGGCTTTTTAATCAAAACAACTTTGTCTTTATTCTTATTGTCGGGACTATTTAGTTTGTCTAAGAAAACTTCACCAACACTTTTCATTGTTTCACCTTTCATGTGACCCCAAGGACAATCATCTGCATAATCTTTATATTCGTCCCATTGGTCTACAGCATAATACTTTGTAATTCTTGGAATCTTTTCCATTAAATGAAACATATTTGTACCAAAAGCAACACCAACTTCTGCTGCAACAATATCACGGTCAAGAGCGTTCAGTATTTTAATAAAACCCGAAGAACTTTCTCTTTCAAAAATGTCAGGACTTGCCAACCATTCGGCATAAGGTCTATAATAATATGAATCATCAAACATAATAAATCTCCTTTTAAAAATCATGTACTTTTATATAGGCCATAAAAAAAGAGACCTCCGAAGAGGCCTCTTTAAATGTCACTCTTAACGGTGACTTCTTCCCATCTCAAGGGATTACATCAAGTTCTTGACACCGAACAAACGATAGTACACGTTTCTACGAGCCTGTAAACCGCCGTTGTCAGGGTATACACCAGAAGCACCGTTAGAGAATGGATTTGCAACCATGCCGTAACGAGTCTTGAAACCAATCTTTGGTTGGAATGTATACTGGTCAACAGCACGAACCATTTGTAACGGCACGTATGGACAGTAGAACAGACCAGCATCATAAGGAGAAGAACCCTTATAACCGATTGTTACCAATTCTTGGTTAGATGTGTAACCACCGAAGTATGGGTCGATATAGACCTTGATACGGCCGTGGAGCATACCAGCAAATGTATTGCCTGTATCGTCAACTTGGAGGTCAGCAGACAAAGCAGGAGTGTATTGTAACACACCAGCCATAGCCATAGCAGATGCAACGTCTGAAGAAACAATCAGAACGTTACCTTTACCTCTACGAGTTTGTTTTGCAATGACGTTAGCATCACGTTCAATTTGGAAAATCAAACCTTTGAAACGCTCAACTGACCAACGGCCGTTAGAGTCTGTGTCAAGGTCGAAGAAACCAGCAGTAGTAGTACCATACTGAGCACCTGCAACGGCACAAGTATAGATAGTACGAATAACTTCACGGTTGATTTCAGCCAAGATTTCTGTTGACAGAATGTTTGACAATTCTGTTTCAGCATCCAAACCATGGATTGCTTTCAAGTCTTGAGCAAGTTCAAGTGAATATTCTG